AGCTCTGGAAGAACGTGTAGCGATAACCTTGCCGTTTACTAGACCATACTTGGCTTTACCCATCTTGTCTAGTATTTTGCTTTTTAATTTTGTGACTTGTTCTGTAGATAGATCCAACTCTGCTTGAGCGTAAACCAAGTCAGAGCCAAGAACACCCAACTCAACTTCATCATCCAGAATGTCTGGATTCATATTGCGGACAGTTTGGAAAGTGCTTTCAGAGCCATCCCAATCAGGTGCAACATCCTGAGCCAACTTATCCCAAAACTCTTCTACACGAGCAACCATACGAGCAGAATACTCGGCATCATAGTCAAGGTGGAAAGTTTCTAACTGATTACCCTGGAACAGCACAACAACCTTGCACCACTTCAAACCCAGCAACTCCATGTACCACATACATTGAGCTGCATAATGCTCTGGAATGGAATCCCAACGATAGCCAGCAGTCTTTATTTCTAGCAAACCGAACTCGCCATCCAACTCAAGGATGCCATCAGGGTTAGCGTGTTTCCAACCATCCGCCCAAGTGCCAGTCGTATACATTTTGTATTCAGGGTTACGAACACCCCACTCATCAAAGATCAGCGGTTCAACAAGCGTTCCCCAACGCATCTTCTCATTCTGCTGAAAACTATCTTCAATTTTGTTAGTCAACTTAGCCCACATAGTGTAAGCAGACTCCCAAGGGTTTACACCCAAAATAGTCCCAACCTGAGACCCACCAATACCATTGCTTCGCAGCTCATGCCACTCTGCACTCTGATTCTCAAAGTCTCCAATGAGAACAGCCTTACCAAATAACTTGTGATCTAATTTATTAGTCATAGCCCTTTTCCAGTTTTACATCTGACCGAATTGTCAGTAAGGTTATTGTATGACAAACCACCGACATCAGATACCAATTTCACGAAAACTTTTTTCTTTTTTAGAACTACAAGAAAAAGTCGGTGAACTACCCTGCCAAAACTTCCCTGATGCGTTCTTCCCAGACATAGGAACAACAGGGCATCAAGACACCCAGTACGCTAAAGAGCTATGTTCAATGTGTCCAATAATGCAAGAGTGTAGGACATACGCTATAGAAGCAAAAGAACCACTAGGGATCTGGGGTGGGCTAACAGCAGGAGAAAGACGAGTACACAGGTCTATTTCTTCTGTTCTGTATCCTTTACCTTCTGAATAGCATCATTAGAAGCCTTAGCGACATCTTCCTTAGTGACTTGACCTGTAGTAGCGATAGCATAGCCAATCGCCCCGATAACACCAATCATTAGTGTTCCCCAAGCAATAATCACACCATCAAGCCAGTTTCCTGTCAAAGCTGCACCCACACCAGCCGAGCCACCAAGAATGAACAGGAAAATACCAAATCCACGCCAGGCTAGAAAGCCAAGCACATTAATAATTTCTTTAATTCGTGTCTTCATTATTTGCCTTTGTTTTCTAGGATGTGCTTCAACGGGTCAACTAAATCTTTATAGGCAGCTAGATGAATGTCAGGGTTGCTAAAGTTTTTGTTAGCCTTACCGATACTCATGTGTAAGTGAGCTCCAGTTGAAGCAGAGCCAGACTTGTATTTTCCGCCACCGACTTTACCCAACACAGTTTTGCCACCTTCAACCTTGTCACCCTTCTTCAAGTCAGACTGCTTAGCCAAGTGAGCGTAAAGCACCCAATAGCCATCCTTAGTTGAATGAACCAAGAACCAACCCAACACGTCAGACCACTCACTTAGGAACACAGTCCCATCAGTAATCGCCTTAATCGGTGAAAGTTCCTTGGGAGACCAATCCTGACCTCTATGCGGTCTACCATTACGGTAAGGGGCTAGGTTGCCAAACTCGTCATTACGAGTGTTAGCAGGGAACGGTTCATAGTAAACAACAGACATAATTATTCCTTTGGGTTGCGTAAGCGGAAAGTAACAATCCATACCGCTAGTGATACCAGAATACACCAGCCAATAACATTCTTCGCAGATCCTTCCAACACAATCCAGGCAACAAACATACCTAGAAGTGTCCAAATCTGACCCACAATGTCGTTTAAAAAGTTTTTCAATTTATTCTCCTAATAGATGACGGTGCTGAAGCAGTCAGCCCAACTGCCGTAGTCGCTATTTGTGTGACAATCACAGCTGCCACAACAGACTGTTCTGCCTTAGCTCTAACCTTTGGGGACATATCCGCACCAAAGTTGCCAAGAGCGTTCAAGGCATTAGTCAAACCCACAATCGTTGCACCCAAGACAGGTACACTTGCTAATTCTTCATCAACAACAATGTCATCAGCCTGAGCTACAACCATTAGTTGCTCCAACGCCAGATTGTACTCTTCTGACCCTGCTACAGCCGTCTCAAAGGCCTGTAAAGCACCTTCCTTAAGTTCGCTCACCTCAGCGGTAGTAAGGCTTTGTGGGTCAATAGAAGCTATAGGTATCTCTGTAATAGAAGGTTCTTCTGGCGGAATGATCACAGGCGGGACTATTACAGGAACTTCAACCACAGGCTCTTTGACTACAGGCGGAATAACCACAGGCGGCTCTACAACGGGCGGAACAATCACAGGTGGTACTACAGGTGGCTCAGGCTCTACAGGTGGCTCTACAGGCGGTTCTACAGGCGGAATGACAGGATTAAAACCAGTCCTAATCACAAACGGCTCACTAAACTCCGAATACACACCTAACGTATTGTTATCAGACCGAATCCTAAAAGTTATTTCAGTATCTTCAGGCAAATTAGCGACAGTTGCTTTAGATTCAACAGCAGAAATACCCCAACCAGGGTTATCGCCATAAGTCCAAGTAACCGCATAATTCTCAATCGCAGTCTGCTCAACAATAGAAGCCCAAACAAGATCCACGCTAGTACCAGAAACCGAACCATTTACACCAAGAGGTTTAGACAAGCTAGGAACATAAGGTGGCACAAACGGCTCACCACTAAAAGCTGCTGGAGAAATAACGTTCATCCCTTCACCCTCAGCATCCCAATACAGACGATTACAAGCACCCCCACCATACTCATACCACCAAGCATCAAAAACGTATTCCTGACCAGCAACCATAGGCACAGTAGCAGAACTGCCAGAGCAACCCTTCGGATACCAGTCATCAATAACAGGCTGACCATCAAGCGAAAAATAGAAGCCATCATCAGCCCAAGACTGAAACGTAATATCCCCAGACTTAGGTGAAGTCAAAACACCTGTGTAATGAATAAGGACAAACTCTTCTTGGCAGCCAGCAACAACGCCACCACCCCAGTCAGAATCAATGTTAGGCACAGAAGTCCAAACAGAATCGCCTACACAGATCGTGTAAGCCCGTCTCTCAGGTAAGGATGACGAGTCGTATGTATAAACATCTACACCTAAACCCTGTGAGGGTTCTGCCTGTGCCGTAGGTGTAAAGGTCAGAATCGGTGCAAATGCCAAAAACAAAACGAAAAGAAGTTTTGTAAACTTCGGCATAACGCCTTTCTATTGAATCAGTTTTACTATAACTCCAACAATTCCAGAAGTAATTACAGCTGATAAAACACCTGTAACCCAAGCAGATTGCCAGCGAGCTTTCTCCAACTCACGGATGCGAGCTTCGTGATCTATAACCAAATCAGACTGGATAGTGACATCCTTCTTGATTACAGCAATGTCTGTTTTGATTATGGACATGTCATCAACAATTCTTTGTAAAAGTTCCCCATTATTAGGTCTCTTGACCTCAGACATTAGCCAGCAGCCGTTCCAGCAGTCATCTGCACAGCATGATAGTAAACAGTTTCAGTCACACCAGAAGCGGCAGAAACGTTACGGACAGTAATAGTTGCAGACCCAGCAGCAATAGTAGTGGCAGTAGCAATGTATCTTGTACCGCTAGTCCAAGCAGAAACCAAAGGGGCAACAGCGAAACGGCTTGCAGGGAAAGTCACAGAAACAGTAGTAGTCGCATCAGCTGCCAAAGCACCAGTAAGAGCAGTAGCAGTTCCAGTCGCAACAGCATAAGGTAACTTATTGAAATTGCCATTTAAATCAGCAGCACTAAGGACTTCCCCAGCAGTCCAAACTTTAGTTCCAGCCATCTATCTCTCCTTAAAAACCCAGCGAATACGAGTCTAGTTTACCAAACTCAACGTCATCTAAAACAATGCTCGGATTCATAATACTCTCAAAGGTAAAAGTCACGTTATGGTCATCAATGTCAATAGCGTGTTCAATACCAATAACCTTACAAAAACGATTGATAGCCGAACCTGTGCCGTTAGGCGTGAACTTGACTTTACAGTAACTGTTCAACCCCAGCAGATCTAAAAGATTGTTTTTTCTTGTGTTATCTAGATTAGTAAAAGAAACAGTCAAGTTATTTACCCGATACTGTGGCTCATTGTATTTAGAAACTATGTAGTTTGCTAGATAGCTCATAGTAGTTGAATCATTATAAAGAATTGCTGAAACATCTAACTGGCTTATCTGGTAAAGACCAGCAGAAACTGAATCAGTAGCCGTAACAGTTCTAGTTTCATCATTAGAAGTCACAGAAACCTTGTTGTAAAGCAAGTCAGTACTATAACTAAGATCAATGTCGGTATAAGGGTAAGCACCAGAAGTACCATCATCAGTAAAAAACTGGGTAACCGCAGTAGCCGCACTTGTAACGCTATTATTGGCATCCTTAAAAATCAAGCTACCAGCCTGGTCAGTATAAAAATTACCTTGCTCGGAATCAACAATAGAATTCAGGTACTCTAAAGCATTTCTACCTCTACAAGTAGTATCCGCATCAAGCATCTTAGTTCCATCATCAACAATGTAGGGATTAACGTTGTAAGGATTAGTGTAAGCAACACCACCATCTTGAAGAACTCTAGTAACCCTAGCTCCAGTCAACTCAGCAGGAAAACTAGAAGCAAGAATGTATTGCCTAGCAAAAAGACCTGTCCGCTCACTAGCAACAAGAACAGCCGTAGACTCACCATTCACATCATATTCAAAAGACCAGTCATCAACCCAACCATCAAACAGAGTGTTCATGCCTTCTATCTCAATGTAAACCCAAGTAGCTCTAGGTAGCACAGCACCATAAAAAGCAGAACCAGTATTAGTCGGATCAAACTCACGATTAAAGTTTTTTAAATAAAAAGTCGCTGTACCAGGCTGGAAGGTATCTAAAATCTGGTTTTTACCCAAACTGACTGTGGTGTTTATAACATAGCTAGTGACGTTCCAAATCTCAGTACCATCATTCAAGCCTATAAAAACTCTTTTATCGCCAGTAGCCATTGGCTAACCTCTCCAAGTTTTGCCGTTAGTCTTTTCATAAGATTGGATCTTCTTAATCAAAGCTCTACCAATTTCAGCATCAGTCGCACCATAAGGAACATTAACAACAATATTGTATTGTGGAGCAACATTGTTTTTAGTGTTCTGGAAAGAAGCCCATTGATTAGCTTGCGTTTTTTGGTTGTAAGGGTTGACAATTTGATTAGGCATAAAACTGTACATACCATCTTTACCTGGCTTTACAGCAAGTGGAGCTAACGGCCCTGTACCTTGCTTGAAAAGGCTAGACATGTTTGAAAAAAGCGGGGTAGGCTTTGGCTTCGGAGTTGATAAAGGTTTGCTCTTGCTAAGTATGTTTACAAACTCACCGAAACCAATCTCACCAGAAGCAAGCTTCTCCGCAGCAGTCTTTTCAACAGCCTTTGCCATTCCATCTACAAGTGCTTCCCCAGCACTAGCTCCAGCCGCCGCAGCTGCTGCGTTTAAACCAGACCCGTTCAAACCCTTTAGCATTGCAATAAGAGGGTCAATAAGACCATTACCAATGTCTTGATTGCTGTCCATGAAATTCTTTGCGACAGTATATCCAACGTCACCAGAAATTTTACGGATGTCTTTAGAAGTCTTAGTTAACGCATCAATACCTTCCTGACCTGAAGCCAAAATAGCTTCAGCAGTAGCCGCACCAGCAATAGGCCCAGCATCAGTAATTTGTTTCAACAGAACAGGATCTAAACCAGCCTTGATAAGCAGCCTTAAGCTACGGTAGAAACTCTTAATCTTGGCTAAGTTATCCTGGAAACCAGTAACAATGTTTTTAGAAGTTTCAGAAACGCCATCAACAACAGTCTGGAACTTACCGTTAACAAAAGTAACGCTTTCAACAATTCCATCACTAACATCACCCATAACATTGTTTACATCAAAAGTACTCATAATAGATGACTGGATACCTTGAGCCATCTTTAAAAGATCTTCTAAGTATTGATTAGTGCCACGAATCTTTTTACCCGCATTTTCGGCAGATTTACCGAGACCATCAATGTTATTTAAAGGAAGCTTCTTAGACAGAAGTGCTGTCATCTCGTTGGTAGCACCATTCAAGCCATCTGTTTTATCTGTGCTATCAAGAATTCTTTGACTAAAATCTTTTAACCCAGCGTTAATGCCTTTAAAAACATCACCGATACCTGGAATAGCAGCCAAACTATCAAGTAAAAATTGTAAACCTTCAACAAGTATTCGTAAAGCCATAGTCACTACCCAAATAACAGGAGCTAGGATTGCACCCAAAAGGTTTGCTAAGAAAGTAATCCAAGGGACTAGCATTTTAACCGCTGTAGCAATTAACTTGAAAACCCCAGCTAACGGGATCATTAAAGGTTCAATCAACATAAAAAGAACATCAACGATAGGAGTAACGGCTTCTACGACAGCAAAGAATTGTTGTGCCATGGCATCAAGAACAGGAGTAAGCATAGTAACTACTCTTGTTAGAACATCAAAGTAAGGAGTCATCTTTTCTCCAAGAGTGTCAACAATAGGTTGCATAACTTGAAGTAGATTGGCTAAAGGTTGAGTCAAACTAGCACCTAAAGATGCTTTAATGTTTTCAAAGCTAGCCTGAAGGTTCTTTTGAGCAACAAACAAACTGTCAGACTGTTGAGCATAAGAAGCTTGGGCATCTTGAGAGCGGTTGTAAAGAATGTCTAGACGAGCCTGAGCTGTAGCCTGACGTAAAGTAGCCCCAGTCAACTTGTTCTGTCCACGAGCAGCCAATAAAGCATTAACTTCAGACTGCTTCATAGCAACACCGAACTTCTCAATCGGGTCATACTCACCACGGAACAACGCTGTCATACCAGTCAACGCTTCAGAAACGTCATAACCATAAGTAGCTGCCAAGTCCGAAGCCAAACCAACAAGGTTCTTAGTTTCTACCGCAACATCACCCATCTCAAAACCAGACTGCTTCAAAACAGATCCCAAGAAAGTAGAAGCCTTAGAAGCTTCAATCTGGCTCAAACCAATAGCAGCCGCATCCTTAGAGAACTTCTCCATACCAGGGCTTATGTCACCAAAAACGTTATTCAAACCAACCATGTTGCGGTCAAGATCACGAGCTGCTGTTACAGCATCTTTCACAAAGTTTGCTGCACCCACCGTAGCAAAAGCCGCAGCCGCAGCTATAGCCGCACCCTTAAGATGCTTTACAGAACCTAAAAGAGCAGACATTCCACTCTTAGCATCACGAACACCCTTACCGTCAAAAACGGATATTAGGGGAATAAAGATTGAACCAGCCATTAGGTAAGCATCCTTCGGTTAATTTTGTCGTACGCACGTTGCAAAGCAGCGTTCATCTTAGGCAGAACTGACGGAATAGCCTTATCAGCCGCAGGATAAACAAATCTAGAACGGCCATTGCCAGAAGTACGTCTGCTCAAAGCCTGAATCATAGCTCTACCTTGACCATTGATTCTGTGGATTCTTTTACCTGTAGCAGAACGGCTGTAAGAATACTCACGAGTAACAGATTTATTATCAATGTACTTACGAGATGAACCAGCCAGGTCAGCCATAACAGTAGCCGCACTATCAACCTTTAAACGAGCGATAGAAGCAGCAGACATCTTGTTGTACTTCATGTTACGTTTCGCTCTAGTAGCAGAGAACGTTTGAATACCAACAGATCTAGCTTCACGCATCCTGTTCTGAGAGTTAGCACCCCAAGACAAACGACCAGGAATAGAGCGAGGATAAAAACCAGAAACAGTATTCTGTCTCTTCTTCTTGTGAACACCGCTAGTAGGTGGATTCAAAGGAATAGCAGACTTTACAGCAGTCTGGACAGGCTTAGCAATCTGTCTATACTCTTTACGAAGTTGAGTAACAAGAGTAGGGTGAATACGGTTTAATTCACGAATCAGATCTTGGTAATCGGTAACGTAGATCCCTGACTTGTTACCTTTAGTAACTAACACAGACATAAATCACCACCAATCTCTTATATTCTATCCCCTAGATTGTTGTTGACTTCGCCATACAAGATACCTACCCATAGTCCACAACATGCGATCATCACACTCTAAAAGGTGGTTAGGGCTAATACCTGTTTCAACTGCAAGAGAAGCGATATACCAATGTGCGGAACTATCGCCCAGACCGACTATTTTGGGTCTGTTTCACTCGCCTTAATAGAAGCCACATCATCAATCCACACATCAAAATCTTTGGTAGTGGACTTAGTGCGAGCTTCAGATGACCAAGCTAAAAACAATAGGTGAGTAAGTTTCACGTTTGCTTCTAGTACAGCAACTGACAAGTCAAATTTAGTTTCAAACTTAACTATGTCAGCCGCTGAACAAGAAATTTCTTTTTCTTCACCAGAAACAAATTCAATGCGTAGGTTAATCTTCAATGTTTTTCCTTAGTTTAATTAGGCTGTTGCACGACTTACAGTTCCGCTGGTCGGCCAGGTAACTGAAAGTGTTGCAATGTCCCCAACGGATGCTGAGAACGGTTGGTACTGTGAAACCAAGCATACAGCAGTCCAAGCAGGGTTAGTTGCAGACACGGCTGAGCTTGTAGGTGTTACAACAACAGTAGCGTATGAGCCAGCGTTGAATAGTGGAGTGATCGTTGCATCAACAGATGCTGCTCCGAAGTCCTGGAAGAAGTTTAGAGTTACAGATCCAGACTTCAAGCCTTGGATACGAGTTCTCCAACCGCCACCGAAAGCTGTTGTTTCAATTTCATCTGAGCTGATGTCAAGGCTTACACTCTGGAGAACATTTGAAAGGTTTGTTCCGTTGAGCGTAATCTTGTGGTCAGTTGCTGCGTAAACCGCCATTTAATGTTCTCCTAATTTGCTTGAACAGCACAGTCAAACTCTGCTGTTAGATATGTGTTATCACCGATAATGACTGAGCCGTAGTTTCTCATATCAGATACTACCAAATCAAAACAACGACCTGATAGTGTCCTATCTGATTCTATCGCACTTTTTATACTAGATGCCCCAGTAGAAGCACAATAGGCATCAAGGTTTGCTTGACCTATACGATCTGAAACTCTACCCACAAAGACTGACACAACAAAGCTGTAAGTGTTGAAGCCATTGTGGAAAGCCTTATGGTACTCAATGCTTTGAGGAGTTACAACAGCCATAGGTGGATTAGGGTTGTCAGGCATAAAACTAGAAACTCTTAGCCCAGTAATTGTAGAAAGATTTTCGGCTATACCGTCACGAAGATCGCTGAGAGAAGCCATTAGCCTTGATTTCTCATCTTGCGGTAAGAGTTCAACAGCATAGCTACGTCAGGGTCAATGCGGTTAGACACTCTGAAGAAACCTGTGTCTGGGCTAGAAATAACACCCAGAGGAGAGTCAAGACGTTTGAAGATGCGGCTTGCCTGAATAATGGTTGCTTGCTTTACCGCTGTAGGAACTGCTGACCAACCCCACACACCAGTAACCTGGACTGTAGCAATGTCCTCTTGACCGTAGCGACCTTCATAACGATACCTAGTATTGCCGTCAGGGAACTCATAAGTTCCTACAGCACGAATACGAGTGATAGGCCAACCAGTTAGACCATCAGCAACATTATTCAAAGGCTCAGTCTGATAGTCAACCTCACTCCAGGTCTGGTCAAAAGTTTTATTTAGCATAGTAGACACAGCGATAGAAGAGATAGACACAGCATCATCAATGGCTACAAGATCGTTGTGAGAAGGCACAAACACTCTAGTTGCAGTACCAGCGTTATAGAAGCTACGCATAGTGTATTCATCTACCATACGAGAAGCAGACTCTAAAGCCAGTTCCAGTAGTGTGTCATCCACGCCATCTTGGATACGAAGTGCGGATTTAAGGTCGTTTAGGCTTGCATAGCCGTTGACAACAGGCATGTTTACTCCTTGTCTTTACTAACCAATTTTACCCCATTTACTATACGGGTTTTGATGTCAGTAGAACTAACCCCAACAGTATAAGGAACATAGATAAGTTGAATCTGCTGTTCATCAAGCCAAGCCTGAGTGAACTGCATTTGAGCGTAATAATCTTTCCTAGCCCAGTCATCACCGATAACCACAAAGTCAGGTATCACGTTTTCTATCGCTGGTTTAGAATCTTCATTACCCACATTGGCTACAACTGAATCAACATATCTACAACCCATCAACACAGCTTTACGCTCAGCGAAAGACATGATAGGTGGCTTACCCTTATAGGCAGCAATAAACTCGTCAGTATTTAGGCTTACAACTACACGCCCATCCTTACCAGCGATACGCTTACAAGATCTAAGGAACGCCACATGTCCTGAATGGAACAAATCAAATGTTCCGCCTGTATAAACTACTCCCACGAGTTATCCCGTCTAACTTGTAATGACCAGTTGCCCTCTGAGAAGTCCTCATCAGCAATCTTCTGTGTAAATAGCAGATGATTACGCCCAAACGTAACATCATTTTGGCTGTGAAAGCCTGTGCTAAGCGTAGAGCTATTGTCATGCCCTAAAACAGCGTGGATAAATTTGGCTTCAAATCCAGCGTTGATTATCCTACGTTCATAGTCGTTATCTTCAAAGTAGATAGGGTGGAAACGCTCATCAAATAGCCCCACATCTCTTACAACCTTTTCGCCCAACACAAAGCCACTCCACTTGGGCATAATGCTTAGGAAGTTGATTGTGTCAGGGTCTGCTTCTTCGCTGATCTTCTGCAAAGCACCAGGGGCAAGAACCGAATCATCATTCAACAGAACCCAGTAAGGAGCAAAGGGCGTGGACTTAACAATCAGGTTTAGCCCACCGCCATAGCCCAATCCGTGTGGCAGTCTTATAAGCCACATACGCTTAACCAATTCAGGTTTGACAGGGTTGTATTCCTGCTTGCCAGAGTTATCTACAATAACTAGATCTTCCACAGGATAGTCAATACTTGCCAGTAGCCTGTCCGCTAAGTCAAAACGCTTTAATGTTAGGAAACCTAAGACGGGGATCATCCCAGAAGTTTCTTCCACAAAGGTAGCCAGTATTCAGCCCACACAGTTTCCACATCAAACTGCTTTACGAAGTCTATGCTCTTCTGTGAGCGTGTGCCACGAACCTTGTACGCTTCTTCTAAAGCGTTTACGATTGACGGGATTGATGGTGTCTGCCACCAAGCGTTCTGACCTGCATCCCAAGCTGGTTGACCATCTACAAGCCAAGAGTCCTCAGATACTAGGTCTGGCGTTGCTGCCCAGTTAGAACCGATCACCCTTGTCCCACAGGCCTGTGCTTCAATAGTTGGAACACCAAATCCTTCACCGAAAGATGGGGTAAGCATTACATCCATTGCAGTATAAAAAGCAGCTAACACTTCTTGACTAATGCCGTAGCGGTAGTCAGCAATGTCTGGGAAGAACACTTGCTCAGGGTTGATGCTTAGCGATTCACATAAGGTAAACAGATTCCAGCCACCAGCAGCACCGAAAGGGTCTGTGTGTAAATACAGTTTCGCATCAGGCTTATCCTTAGCAAAAATACTGAAAGCCATAAGGTTCTCAGCAAATGCTTTACGGTGAATCAAACCACCAGCCTTATTAGCTGCGTTCATACCAACAATAAAGTCATCTTCACCGACACCCATAAACTTTCGGGTAGCCACACCATTTACAGTAGCGGTAGGCTTCATAACCTTAGTATCTACAGAGTGAGGAACATACTCGCACTCCAAGCCAGCTTCTTTCATCTGACGGACACCATGCGGACTCATAGCGATAGGTAGCACGTTAGATCTTTTCAACCACGCCAACACAGAAGGTGGAATAGTGATGTGGTCTAGTGGAGTCCAAGAAACGATTTGACGAACATTATCAAAAGCTTTGCCCTTGAATACCCATACGTCATACAAGGTCAGTAGCACGTCATTTAAAGCTGTTTTAGACCCCTTAGCGGCCTGAGCCGTGTGATGTGCATGATGCATAGCAATAACATCATTGCTGTAGCCTTCAAAGCCACGAGCATAATGAGGTATCTCACCATAAGGGGTTTGTAGAGTGCTGTTAGTTCCCTCTAAACCAAAGTTAGATAAAGCAGCAACGTCAACGCCACTACGCTTCAACCGATCAACAAGATAACCTGCTTGAACACCATAACCAGTTGGTAGATACGGACTGTTAGATAGGACAGATACAACGCCCTTTAATTTTCCCATTTAATTTCCTTTTTTTCGTAGGTTCAACTAGACTAGCATAAGAAAACCCCCCTAGTGCCTACGCACACTAGAGGGGCTTTCAGTTTAACTCAGGGGATTAGCTTGCTGCACCCTTGAAGTACTTGACGTGGCTTGCGTGGGTTAGGTTACCATCCACACGCATCTTCACACGGAAAGTTGTTACATCCTGGTTGAACGCATAGTCAGGTGACTGTGCAATGTCAATACCGCCAGCGATACGAACCTTGTATGAAGGTAGGTGACCGAACAGTACAGACTTGTTACCAGTTCCAACAGCTGCAACAGCAGGGTTCTCGTAAATGCTGTATCCAAGGATCTGGTCTGGCTGGCCAGCAGTTCCTGGAACGAAGATGTAGTTACCTGCACCATCCTTTAGCTTACGAACGTTAGCCAAAGCAGTTGCTGACATCTGGAATCCAACACCTGGAAGCTGACGAGCAGAACCATCTAGGCTGTAAACAAGGTCAACTAGGTTGTCGTAAGTGAAAGCACCTGACACACCAGTTCCACCCAAAACCGCTGATCCTGCAACGTTAGCCAAACCAGTTGGCTCAACAGTTCCAGTACCTACAGTTAGAGCGTTGTTCACTCTGTAACCGATTTCGTTACCTGCTTGCTCTGCAATTAGAGAAGTTAGGTCAAAACCAGCATCAGCAATCAGTTCGTTAGCAACGCCTACAAGGAATGAATACTTGTATGCACCAAGAGTGATTGAGCTGAATGTTGGGTCGCTTGCACCAATAGCAGCAGTCGCAGTAGCGATAGCAGCAGTTGAGCGAGCAGTTAGGGTTGGAATAGTTAGGTTCTCACCAGATGTTGTGTTGAAGATCTGTGAGGTTGTCAACATAGGGCCAACAAGTCTTGCAACCTGGAATACCTGGTCATAGAAAGACTGTGGAACTGTGTTGCTTGAACCAACTAGGGTACGCTTCTCGGCCTTGTTGAATTCGTGTCCTCTACGCTCGCCCAAAGCGATTGAACGAAGGATATCTGCATCAGTTGAACGAGTGTCGTTTGATGGAGTGAAAGCAGAAGCCGCTTCAGCAGCTCTTTCTTCACGCTCTGCGGTTGCTTTGATTGAGTCAATGAGCTTTGCTCTTTCGTCAATGTCAGCCATAATACGCTCGTAAGTCTGAGTTTCCTCACCTGAAAGATCACGCTTTTCAGATGCTGCATTGTCAAGCAAAGCCTTAGCTTGCTCGTATGCTGACTTACGGGCTTCTTGCTGGATTTTAATAAAATCAGACATGGAAGTCTCCTATAGATAAATTGATAAGGGATACCTGCGGTGCTGACACTCAACAGACGTAGCGGTGCTGACACTCAACTACTAACTTAAGTTTAGTAGTAGAAAATAACGCTTAAAAGAAAACCCCACCAAGAAAAGGGATTAACCTGGCGGGGGGTCGCTAGAAAAGGGAATAACTAGCGAGTCTCTTTTACCTCAACAACTCTAACCTCTTTGGCTGGAGTGTCAATAGCAACAACCGCATCAGCAAACGCTTCTGCTAAATCTTTGATCTCACCGACAGCAGGGTTGCCAGCGGTTTCTAGTATAGCTGCAATAATCTGTTCTTTAGTGGCCATTAGAGCATCTTTCCTTCAAGTTCGTGTTTCAACTGTTTCAATACTAGCAGATTTACTTCAGGTGAAAGTTCAACTTCCTCAACCTGTTCTGCTTCTTCAACTATAGGCTCTTCAGCCTTCTCACCCTTAGTCATCTGCTTGATAACGTTTTCTAGCAAACCTGCTTGATCTGGAGTGAGAGAATCGTTTGTCTCTAACGCTAGAAGAGCATCAGATAGTTTCTCTACATCAATTTGATCTAGGGAACGTACTTGGGCAACACTTGAAGTATAAGCTGGGAACGTCACGATACTTACCTCTAGCAATCTTACGGATTCTAAAGTTCTAACGCTACCGTCAGGAGACCAAGAATCGGACTGGACATTGAAACCAAAAGACATCTTATCAATGTCTCCTCGCTCCATAAGTATACTCAAATCTCTGCCCCTTGTGGTAGGTGCTAGTTCGGCTTCAACACGCAAACCCTTAGAGTCCTCAAACAAACGCATAGTGCCAGAACGAGTAGAAGCTAACGGTTCACCTGAATCGTGATTCCAAAGCAACTTCACATCATTGCGAGACTGAAGAGAACGCTTAAAAGCACCTGGAGCGATACGCTCAGTAAAAGGTAGTGGCTCGCTGTCGCTATTGAACACAGCTGCATAACCAGAGAAAGTTAGCTTGTCTCCAACAGCACGGATCTCAAACTCCGCATTAGAAACACGAGTTTCAGGCTCAGGCTTCAATCCGTTGATTCTACGCAAACTTGCCATAATCTTTTCGGCTCTACTATTAGCCCGTAAAACTACATCACTCATCAAATTCCTTTGTTCATCTGATTCTCTATCTACAATACCACTAGACCAAGTAAAGCCAGCATCTCCGCCCCACGCATCCCACATTATTCTGCCATTACTAGGGTTGTCTGTGTTGTAGAAATCCTTGCCTTTTTTATCTACTTCATGTCTAGAGAAAAACGAGTACATTCGCTTGACCACGCTCAAAGACATCTCTCTGCCAGCAACAATGTCTGTAGCCCTGCCCCAACCAACAGGAGTACCAGCACCAGTAGCCTTGCCTTCCTTCTTCCAGCGTAAAGCCCTAGCAGCATTAGTTTTCATTCCCTGTGTTGGCTTGTATGTTGGCATTATTGCTCCACCTTATTGGTTATCTCATTCATACAGACACCACAAATACATCTCTCTGCTGGATCTTCAAACGGAATACCTATGTTTGCATTAAGGCATCCTTCAGTTTCACAAGTCAAAATAATTATCATTAGTTACCCATTCCAGCGACAATTTCTATAGCCTGATAGTTCCATGTGTAGGTCGTTCCTGTTCCGTCAGATACGTTTCTGACAATCATAGTAAAACCTGTTGAAGAAGATGAGGTAATCGCAGCCACATATCTAACTGAGCTTGTAGCAGCCACCACAGATGGAGTAGTAGTAAATCTGCTAGATGGATAAGTGACTGTTACTGCCGTTTCTTGTGCGTTAGCTGCTAGAGCAGAACCACCAGCAGTCGTTGTACGGTTAGCGGCAACTCTAATGGCGGCTGAAGGTGCAGTCTGAGTTCCATTAGCATTAACAATAGTTGCAGCAGAACCAGATGTGCCACGATACTTTAAAGCACCAGCATCAACATACATGAAACCACCGCTAACTGGGCTACCTGTAGGTTCTGTAAGCCTATTACCTATAAATAGGATTCGGTTTCCGCTTTGATAATTTGTTGAAGTATAGGGAAAGAAAGAAACATTCCCACCATTATTTAAACCAACAGTTGCAGCATTATCAATGTTTATTCCAGAATTGCTACTTGAAGTCAAACTTAGATATGTTGTAGGGCTGGCTACTGCATTAGTTTGAACTCCCTGACCGCCACCAAAGAAAGCGTTACCAGCTGAGTCAATAGCAAACGTTCTTGTACCGTAAACATTGGCTTGAATAATGTCATAACTTGAATAGTATTCGCCATCAATTTCGCTGTTGATAACAATTCCTCTTGCATCCACGTTATTAATTGTTAAAGCAGTATCTTGATACGTTGTTGAAGTTATACCTGGAAAAGTTGCTCTACCAAACGAATCAACTTTTGCTAGTGTTGTGGCAGCTGAGTTTTGCCAGTCCTGCAAATTAGCTGTTTGAGAAGTAGCACCCTTGACTATAAGTGGCTTATTTGCAGCACCCGTTCCTGTAATAGTTTGAGATCCTGTAAAAGCATTACCGCCTGAAATGTTTGCTTTACCAGTTAATGACGTGCTTAATCCTGTAACCTGAGCCTGAGCTAAAGTTATACCTGCTTGATCTATGGCTACAGTTTGTGTGCCTGAATCATAAGTGATTGGAGCAGTAGCTGTAACAACACCTGTATCACCTTGAGGGCCTTGAGGGCCTTCAGGGCCAGTAGCACCAGTTTCACCCTGTGGGCCTTGATTGCCACTAGGAGTATTAGTTACAGAATAAACCCAAGAAACACCAGACCAAGTGTAAGTAATACCCTCATCAGTAAAAGTATCGCCCGAAACAGGATTAGAAGGATAAGAGATAGCCATTATGTTGTCTCAAACATTCCAGATAAATGTAGTGAATCAGCAGTAGCCATAGTTACAGGTGAATTATGGTCAAAAATTTGGTCTTGCCCAGAAGTGGTATAAAACAAAGTCATAACATCTGAATTAGCGTTAACATGACCAGTCAAATGATAGGTATTATTTGCTGAAGCATCATGGTAAGTTCCATTACGAAAAACAACTTCTTGTGATGATGTAAAAGGTAAAGTAATACTGTATTGTGTTGTTCCAAAATTAGTTACATAAGTAAAATTTAAAAAAACATTGAAATAACATAGTTTTCCATTTTTTATGTATGATCCTGAAGCACCATTTTGAGTTGCACTATAAGTTCCACCATCTTGAAATAAAGGTGTGTAACTTGTTGAAGCACCAGACTGCATTGCTGTTGTTTGAGTAGTTGAATCATTAAAAACAACATTTGATAAATGAGCATCTGACCAACGCCTGGAAGAAGAACCTAAACTATATGTTCCAGTTTGTGCTGGAAGAATGTTAGCTGCTACAGCATCAAAACTTACTGCTTGCAAAATGCTATTGTCTGTATTTACTAAAACAGAAGATTCAATCACATCAATAGTCACATCACCATCTGAAACAGTAATAGATGGGTTACTTTCAATGACTGTTACTGAAACATCTGTCATCTTGTCACCTGTGGTGTGACCACAAACTTGCCTTGTAGCAAGCGGTCTGTAACTCCACCACCCGAAGTAATCTCAAGGTCATACTGATAAAAGCCTTCAGTAAGAGATGCTGTAGCAGTAGAAGAGACCAGAAGAGCGATAGTTCCAGCAGTTCCACCTAAAGTAATGCCTGTGCCAGAAGTCAAAGACAAAATAGTTGAAGTTGAATCATAGGTTTCACGAACTTGCATAGCTGCTGTATAGCCAGTCAAATTTTTAGGTGTCCCACTAATGCTGATAGTGAATGTCTTATCAAAGGTTGCCCCTTGTGGGCAAGTAATGTTGTATGTGCCTGGATTTATCATTAACTATCCTGTTCTTCTTCTGTCATGTCCTCAGCCATGTCATCTTGAGTATCTTCAACCTCATTAGGAGATTCATCTTCAGGCATCACAGGCTCAGGAGCTGCTGTGCCAACAAAAGGAATCTCAGGTAAACCAAGTTCCATCAACACCGCTTCAGGGTCATAGCCAGCGTTAACTAGAGTCTCAGCCATCTTTACTCTGATCTGTGTCTCAGACAAGTCAGCCGCACCAATGCTGATGTTAGCCAAAGGCACTCTAAACGCATCTCCACCCTCAACTAAAGGCTCATCTTCAAGCTTCTTAATCTCATTAATTGACTTGAAACCAGCCTGAGTAGCGATTGAGTACGCTTGGTAGCGACTCTGAAGGTCTCCACGAAGCAAAGCAGAGAAATTAAACTTGATAAAAGCACCGTTAGGCAAGATACGGCTGTAAGCCCACTCAAGTTTCTCCAAAATAGGTCTTAGAGTGTGCGAAATGAACTGCAAGTTGTTTTGTTCTACAGAAGCGTAGCTCGCTGTGTCAGGAATACCCAACATGTGTAGCGGAATGTTGAACGCACGAGCAACTTCTTCAACCGCAAACCTACGAGAATCCAAGAACTGTGCCTGATCGTTAGAAACGCTAGTGTTCACATACTTAGCACCGCCAGAAAGGACACCTGTCTTGTGTGCTTTACGCAAACCTCTGTGGCGAGAGTCAAAACCATCACGCAAATCTCTAGCTTCCTCGGCAGTAAGTTCACCAGGGTACTCAATGATGCCGTTTGTGCTTGCACCGTTAGAGAAAAAGCGAGCCGCATAAGACTGCAAAGCCGTAGCAACACCGAGAGCATCCTTTAATTTATCTACCCGACTTAAGCCTGTAAGTGAGCCTGGTACTGCTAGGTCTATGATGTGGATAACTTCATCTTGAGTAAGTGGCTTAGGTTCGTCAGCATAAACAAAGATCTTCTTGCCGATAGCAGAACGTCTAATTTCCATCTTGGTTGGATCTAAAGCAACAAGGTTCACTACATCTCCACGCTTGTCACGGAAAACTCTGGTGTAAGAGTTACCGTACACAAGCAGAGAAGAAACGACAGCCCCATAGTGTGCTTGACGAGTGGTGTCTACGTCTGGCTGTTCAATCCATAGTGGCTTAGGTCTGTAAGGTGAACGCTCACCATCAATACGTTTGAAAGCATCTACAGGCAGAGTAGAGATGGTGTCGCTGATAAGGCTGACAGCTGCGAAGAAAGCAACGATCTCGTAGGCTGTGTTGCCGTTGATAGTTGCACCTGACTGAGTTTCAGTAGCGAAGTCTCCGCCCTGAGAGAAGATGCTCTGGTAAGAGACCGAGCGTGTCTGCATAAGCCTGTTGAGCATTATTTATCCGTTCCAAGAGCTAAGCCGAAAAGAAGTGTGCCTACGCCTAAAGCAATGACACCTGCTGGTGGGTAAATCCAACCGATACCCAGCGACACGACAATAATGCCTACCGCTTGAACTATTGAAGAAATCATAATAAACCTATCCAAAAAACTTTGGCACTATCCTTTTCTCTATTTTAGCCCCTGCTCGGTCATACGCCAAGATAGCAGCGACAGCTGCATCTATCCTACGATTGCTGGAACGATTCTCTTTAACAATACGAACACCCAAACTATCTGTCTTTACTACAGCGTTACTCAAATGACGTGCAAGCAAAGGATTACCGTCATGGGTTATACGCTTCTCAACGACAGCATCAAAGAAAGCAGCACAGGCAGGAATCATACGTTTTGCTGAAGTAGACGGCCACTCAACAATCGGGATACCCTCATCAGCCAACGCTTCCATAGATCTTTGCCAACGGTAAGGGTCACAAGCAACCTCACGAACCTTATACTTTGCACAGAACTCACGGATAGCGTTCTCAGCATCCAGAATGTCTACACGCCAAGTATCGTCAGAATCAACAGGCTTCTCCCACGCCTTCACCAAGAACACATAAGGTTTATCTTCTTCATGTCTTGCCTTGCGACAACCAACAATGACAGTCGTATCCCCAGAGAACGAGCCGTCAAAGCCCAACACATACTCGCCATCAGGATCTAGCTCTTCAGGCTCAGCGATAGCATCCCACACACCAGTAGGAAGCCAAGAGATGGCACTAGACACCCATTGGTTACAACGCTTGGTGCGGAACTCAGACTCAGGGGTACGCAACACAGCAGACTCGTAATCAGACAAAGCACAAATGTCATCAATGCCAGGATTAGCGATACGCCAAGTTTCTTCCAGCCTGTGATCTGCTTCCATAGGTGCTTCCCACCAAGCCATAAAAAATGTTGGGTCAACAATCTCGCCACGAGCAACCTTCTGCCCATACTGATACAAAGAGTAGGCAATGCTGTCCTGACCCGTATTGTCAGACTTTACCCCAGCAGTAGTAATCGCAATCATAGAAGCCATGTTTCCTCTAGCACCCTGAGCCAAAGACATAACATCAAACAGCTCCCTGTTGGGCTGGGCATGAAGCTCATCAAGCACAATTAATGTTGGAGATAGGCCCTCTTTAGTGAACGCTTCAGATGACAGCACACGATACACAGACCCAGTAGACGGAACTTCAATAGCATCCCTATACAACTTCACCATGTCCATCAAGTCAGGGTGAGCTTCAATCATCTTCTTCGCATCAGCAAACACGATACGGGCTTGGTCTCGGTCAGCTGCACAACTGTAAACCTCAGCACCATTAATACCCTGAGCCAACAAACCATAGATACCCAACGTACTGGCAAGGGCTGACTTGCCTTGCTTTCTTGGCATACCAATCAAATTGATGCGGTGCTTCAAACCCTTATCGTCATGGGCAAAAACATTCCTAAACAAATCTTTCTGCCAGTCACGCAACTGCAAAGGTACGCCAGCCTTACCAGCAACAGAGTCCTTAGTGATAATGCCAAAAGTTTCAGCAAACGCAATGACCGCTTCACCCTTGCCCTTAGCAATCTGCTCGTCAGTAACAGGGGTTAGCCAAGCAGGTGGCCAACTAGCCATGCTTATCCATAAACTCCGCCAACTTAGATTTAGCCTTCACCTCAGCCAAACCATAGCGAGAACGATCAACAGGAGTCCAAGCCATCAAAGACAAATTAGAAATCAACGAACGCTCAAGGTCACGCAACTGCCTACGGTCACGCCACGAATCAGTATCACCATTTGCCACACGCTCAGCAAGGATCACACGCAACTCATCACGCTCATCCAACATCTCAGCAGTCAACTGCACAAGCCAAGCATCAGTACGCCCTAACCACAACTGACCCTTATTCCAAGCTTCATCCCAAAACAAAGAACCACTCACACCCAACGGGCGTAGAGGGGCAGGTCTCATGTCAAGCTGTGGCAACTCAACAGCATCCTTCGGCAAAGGCCGCCTACCAGGGTTACCGATAAGACGTTTCTGCTCAATAGGTTTAGGGGGGTTAGGCATCACACTCTCCAAATCTCGTAGTTGATTTGTCCTATAAGCCTAACACCTAAAAAGGTCTGAACTGCTACTTTGTGCAAAGACT